GCATATGCTTGTGCATCGTATTCGGCTTGCCATTTAGCGTCGGCTGCTTCAATTTCTGCTTCGGTAGGTTGACTTCTTTCTTTGGCGTTCCATTGTTTTATGTAAACGCCATCTCCATCGTCTTGGAGAATAAAATCAACGTTTGGTGTAAAACCTAATTTTTCTAATCCGTCTGAAGTAATCATGTCAGCCTCACAAAATGTGCAGTTGTAGAAGTTCCTGATGTTGTTTGTATTTGGCTAGTTTCAATTGTTGCGTTTTGAGTTTCTGATTTTAAATAAACTTCTACATAATCTGATGAGCCGTTTAAATTTATAATTCCAGAATAATTCATAAAAAATTCTGTAGGGTAATATCCCGCTGTACCACTTGTTCCTAAAAACTCTGATCCATTTTTGTAAAACATAATTGCAATATTTAAGTTGTCGTGATGAAAACTTGAAACCGCAATATTTGTATGACACAAATAATTACCTGCAACATCAGGTTGAAAACGGTAGTTTGTTGAGGAGTCAAACCAGTTGTTAGAATCATAAATTTCAGAATCAAACTGAACTTTTGTAATAGTATTTGCTGTAGCAGTTTGATCTGTTGATCTTTTTACCAAAACACAATCGTTTGAAACTCCAAAGCCCGAAGCAGTCCCACTGTTTGTAATCGTCGCGCCTGATGGGATCGTAAAAGTATCGCCAGAATCACCTAATGTAATAGCCGTACCTGTAGCAGGGCTTATCTTGTTTGCTTTAATTTCACTAGCCATTACAGCCCTCCTGACAGTGCTTTGATTTCAGCATCGGTCAAGCCCAGTGCCTCAAGTTTAGAAACCGCAGATGCTTTGTCTGCTTCTGCTTGAATTTGTTCTGCGTCGTGTTCGGCTTGCAGTCGTGTAATCTCTGCTTCGTAATCGTCTTGATTGATAGAAACTACTTTCTCGTCTTTGTCGTAAGCCACATCGCCACGAACAGTAACAACAGAAGGATTAATGTTTTGAATCGCGTCGTAGTTCATGCTCCTATCTCCGTAAGCAAAATTCTTGATCCGTAATCAGAGTATTGGGCTTGCGGACTTCCACCACCAGTAACGGCTTTGAAATAAACCGTATAAGTTGTTGCCGATGTTGTTGAAGGCGAATCCAAATACATTAAATTTAAATTAAGAGATTGCGCTCCAGAACCACTGTAAAAATAACACTCATCGCCTACCGCAGATGCGCCTCTGTAAATAACATAGATCCCAACACCGCCACTTGGGATGTATGCCATAACATTAGCAGTGACAAGAATCTTGCTTGATGAAGATGAAGGTGTAATTGATTGCGTAAGTCCAGTTGTCACATAACTTGTAGATGATGTCGTGACGTTTGTGGAATGATTACCTTCAACAACTTGCAATACTTTCCCACCACCAAACCCAGACACTGTTGCTGATGCGTGTGGCTGTACGGTTGTTCCAGACCCACCCAACGTAAGCGTTGAGCCAGACTCTTTATCTATTGAATTTACATTTATTTCACTCATACAATTACCCAAGTTGATCCACTAGGAACTGTAATAGTTCCGGTTACTGTAAGCGGCCCTGCGCTTACTCCGTTGTAGGCGCTTGTAATAGTGTAGTCTTCAGAGATTGTAATTTCATTCTCAAATACAGTTGCTTCACCGTTACCTCCTGATGCGCCTCCTCCAATTGCACCCCATGCCGATCCGTAGCCCTCAAACCCTGCTGTTGTGCTGTTGTAGCGAATCATACCTGCTGATGGTGATCCATCACGTTGAGCAGTAGTTCCAGAAGGAAGTTGACCAGAACCTGTTGCCGATGTTTTTGCTACAAAACTGCCGCTACTTGCGGCTGTAATTCTACCTTCTTGATCTACTGTAATAGCGGAAGCAGTATAACTTCCGGGAGTAACCGCTGTATCAGCAAGTTTAGCAGAAGTAACAGCACCGTCTGCAATTTTTGCTGTAGTTATTGCATCATCAGCAACGGTAACATCTTTCCAGTCTACACCGTTTGTTGCTGTACTATCTGCTGTTAATACTTTATCATTAGCGCCTACAGGAAGTCTTGTTTCAGAGTCTACCGTATTGTAGACAAGTAAGTCACCCTTTGTAGTTAGTTTATCAGTACCAACAATAGACACCATCTGCCATTCGTTAGAAGAAGATGAATACTTCATGTACTGATCGTTAGTAGGAGCAGTAGAAGTTACCGCTTTACCTTGTATTTTAGTAACAGTAAACGCACCTGCATTAGACATGGATACGTCACTAGATGGAGCGGCAGACGTAAACCCAGTCCCATCTCCAATTAGTATTTCTCCATTACCTACGACTTTATCAGAAGGTACACCGCTTGAGTTAGCATCTCTAACTTTTACAGTGTTAGCCGCCATATCAGCCATCTCAGCGTTAGCAACACCTGCATCTTTAATGCTTACAGCGCCAGAAGAAACAGAAAAGTTATCAGTAGAAAATGAGGCTATACCTTTATTTGCTGAAGTAGCATCTTCGCCTTTAACTGTAAGAGTAGTTCCTGTAGCAGATGTATCAATACCTTCACCACCAGTAATGGTTAAACTTTCTGAATCAAGATCAATATCAATATTGCCACTATCAGATATAACATCCAAATCTTGTGCTGTAACTTGTGAATCAACATACGCTTTGATTGACTGTTGTGTAGCAAGTTTAACAGCCGAATCGGAGGCCATGTCATCTTCATCTTTAATTCCTGTAACTGTTGCTCCATCACCTGATACGTTAACACTGCTAAACTTACCAGTAGATGCAGTAGTAGCGCCAATAGGAGTTCCATCAATAGAACCTGCATCAATGTCTACACTATTGCTTACTTCAGGATCAACAGCCAATGTAATCCAAGCGTCATTAGCCTGATTTCTAATCTTAAGTAAATTGTTTGACGTATCTAGCCAAACTAATCCTGCTGATTGAGCGGCGTTACCAGTAATGCTTGGGGCTGTAGCCTTTGCAACAATAACCTGAACAGCCTGATCTGGCCCTGTGTCATTAGAACCCGCAGGAAATGTTTTCTTTAGTACGTTTTTAATTAAACGTAGATGATCATCACCTTCACTTACGTTATCACTCGATAGCGGGTAAGAACTATTGAGGTTTGTTATAAAATTTCCAGATTCTATGCCCATAATTTATATCCTAATAATATCCAGATGTGTTCATAACTCTTAGTTCAGAGCCAGAATGTCTATCTTTGTCATCTTGACTTTGTAAGTCAGAAAGAGCCTGTCGAAGTCCTCGTTCCCATACTGGAATACGTTGATCGTTTTGAAGAAAAGGCTCTGCTTGCAATAAGGCTCCGTATAAATAAACATCTGGAGCATTTAAAATAACCCAGTTAGTCGTATTAGAGTCACTGAGTCCATCAAATGTTTTGTAGTAGGTCATAGTGTAGTTATAAGCACTATCTGGCGTAGGGCCAAAAAAGATTTTATCACCTATAATACTATAACTATCAGGCTTACCTGAAGAACTACCTGCCCATACTCTGTAAAGCATCTCTGGAGTTATATACTGTAAAGAAGTTACAGGAGTTGTATCTAAATGTATTTCTCTCATCTGAACGTATCCAGTAGGCAAGTCATAAGACTTTGTTCCTGATACGGTTGCGTTTGTTACTATAGTTTCCATAGGTCTAATCCTAAGAACCCTATTAAACAACGCTTCATTAAGAGAAATAAAATCAGGCAACTGGTCAGACAGATCATCTCTATCTAACCAGTTTGCAATAGCCGATTTTAATGTAGTAAATGAATTAATAGCCATTAACTGTTTTTACTTTTAAACCAGACTGCGTTATTAACCACAGGCTTTTGATTGTTACCAGAGAATGTAGGTTGATATAGCCACATAATTAAATCCTCGTAGGTGTAGTCCTGAAGTATTTGTTATCAGGATCATTTAAATATTTTTTAAGTAACTTTTCGTCTTTCTTTATAGCGCCATTTGTTTCTTCGCACCAGATTTCCCAGACATTTGTAGGTATAGATGCAACGGTTACTCCGCTATCGCTACCCATTCCAGACGCTTTACCAAAAGTAAGTTTGTCACCGTAGTTATTAAAATCTTTTTTGTTCTTTTCTATAATAGGTTGAACATCTTGGTAAGTATTAATAGTTGCTGTGCCGTCGTTATTAATATCTAACTTCCAAGGTCTTGAAGTAGTGCTGTCTTTAGTCCATCCTGAACTATTCATAATGGCATTTCACTCCTATCTGACGCAATCTTTTTAAATTTTGCATGAACATTTTTAGCGTGAAGTTTTGCGTCTATAGGTTTTTTATCAACACTAACAGACTTCTTAGCCTTTAACGCTTTATTAAGTTCTTTCTTTGTTACCATTACATCATTCTCCCGAAACCAAAAAGTTATAATCCATTTATCTCCGTTCTCTGGAGGTAGTCCCATATGCAATGAGTTAGGATGAGGAAGTTTGTTTTCATCAAGGTTGCCAAACATAAGGACTCGACCTTGCTTGGCTTGTATTGCTAAACCTAAAACAGGAAAAACTGTGCCACCACCATCTTGTACTTCATTTAAGTACGCGACAATAGTGACACAGCGGTTCCCACCTTCTTTTACTTTTGAAGACTTAGGCATTTCTCCCATTTCATCAGGAAGAAAAGCGTCATAGTGAGGTTTATACTCCTGACCCGGTTGATACCTTTGAATGCTTACAGGTTCCAACCGAGTCGGAGGTAGACCACACATATTGGATAACGCTTCAATAACACCGTCTAACACATTATTGTCACCGTAATCAAAGAAAGTACCTTTACTGGTTCTTGCTTTATCTTGGATATAACTACCATCACGGTTTATCAGATTGTCACCAAGCCCTTTATTTGCGGCAAGGTTAATTAAGTGTTCACATAAGTCTGGTGAAATCACATCATCTTCAACAACAATTGTAGGAGTGTTATTGTATTTTATCATTAAGCGTCTTTGATTCCAATTACTGCCGCGTTTGCCAGACCGTTCTTAGCACGAAGACCATACTCAGCGATCATTAACTGCTTCACGCTGTCGCCAGTTTTGGCAAGGACTTCCGTCTGGAAAGGTCGTAAGTAATCAATTGACCAAAACTCATAGTCAAAGAAATACAACTGGTTAGGCAGACATAGACGGCTAGGTACAATCTTTAGCGTACCAAAATCAGTCACCAGAACATCAATGGCGTTGATAGCGGTAGCAGGAGCCGCACCCGGCGCTTCTTTCTGAAGGTCAGCAATAACCGAACCACCAAGCGAACTAATTTTCTGCTTGAGGGAAGCATCACACATGATCTCGGTAGGTTCACCACCGTTCTCAAAGCAACGCTCCATAGCAAGGTTAATCATTGCCATTGTCAGAACTGCATCAGAACCTGAAGGCGACGCTACAGATGATCCGTTAGGATAACCTGCCGCAGGAGCGCCTTGGTTAACGATACCAACAACAGGTGACGCTGAACCATCAATAATGTTAGACGTTCCTGCCGAGGCCGTACCTAGCCAAGACATTACTGCCGCGCTCTTACGAGCCGTACCAGTACCACCTGCTACTGCAACATCTTCAGACAGAAGCATCTTCTCCATGTCACGCTTAATTTCTTTAGCACGTTTGGCAAGTTGATATGCTTGTGACGATTTACGTCCCGCAAAGTCAACAGACTCAGCAGTACCACTCGTCTGAACCGCTTTGTACGAAATCTGAGCATAGTTGCCCAAACGACGAGGCTCTGCAACAGCCAAAGCGTTCATGCTATCATCGCCTTCAATCTGTTGGTTAGCGGCGGCGGCAGTTAGTTCATCCGTCTGCCATTCAAAGTAAGTGTTGTCACAAGAGCCTTTGCCCACGCTTGACATAAACGGCGTGTCCATAGGACTGATATTGTAAATAATGTTACTTAGGTCTTCCCGAATGCCTACGGCACTATAGGTCGTCCTAGTGTTAGTTGCGATTGCCATAAAATGACTCCTTTATTATTATAGTTCTACGAAATCTTCAAACAGACTCGCGGCATCTTCTGCCTTCCCTGTCTGCTGTAGACGTTTCATTTGTTTGGCACGTTGAGTTTTGTCATTATCTGCTTTGTTCGCTTTTGCTTTGCTACGAACTACTTTAGGTTTATTCTTTACTTTCTTTTTCCTTGCAGTAGTTTGTTTGCTTTGCATATCTTCATATGCTTTTGCTTGCATTAAAACAATAATTGATCTATGATCCACAAGTTGATTTAACTCATCTTGACTATATCCTTTACTTATTGCAAATTCAGCAACGGCTTTCTGTATCGCTTGCCGTTTACCATCATCTGCCCAGTCAGGGATAATACTAGCCATTTTCTGATGTTCCTGCATAGCAACCCTTTGCATCTCTTGTTGTGATGCGGCTTGCTGTTCTTGTTGGGCTTTTGACTGAGCCTCTTGTAGAGATCGAATTTGCTCTTGAGCCTGAGTGTACTCATGGCTTTTGATTAAATATTCTTCTCTGTCCTCAGTCTTAAGTCTGTTCCAATCAATGTTACGGAACTCATTTAAATGTGAGTAGTTTGTTTCAATTGCTTGTGCGACAGCACTAACGTACTGTTCTCTGGCTTGCTGAGTCTTGGCAATTTCAGTCTGATACTGCTCGACTGCACTATCTATCTGCTTTCGATATTCTGCAAGTTGTTGAGTTTTCCTTGTATAATCCGCTTGTCGGGAGTAGCCGTTAACGAGTTCTTCTTCCGTGACTTCATGTTCCTCTCCGTCTACTGTTACAGTATAGAGAGTTGTCTCTTCCGAGTCGTCTTCAACTTCTTCTTCATCGGATTCTTCAGATTCATCATCCTCAGTATCTTCATCGGTTTCTTCAACCTCTTCTTCAACTTCATCAGATTCTTCCTCTAAAGCGTCTTCAGTTACTTCTTCAGACGGCGGTGCTTGCTCTTCCTCTTCCGGTTTCTCTATTGAGTCCATGAGGCCAAGTATTGCACCTTGGGCTTCGGATATACTACCGGGTGCTTCAGGTATTTCTCCGACAAGTTGTGGGCCTGATTGGTTATCCACCATAATAATCTCCTACAGTTGGTATTCCTTTAGTTTCTTCGCCATATCTCCAGTTTCTACAATACTGGTTAGATGAGTGCGTATCCTCTCAAGGAGTCTTAATGACAACCAGATTTGTTCTCTGGTTTCGTGTTCACTAACTCCCGAAGAGTTCCAAGAGTTTAGTAAATTTTTTTCTAGCGTTTCAAACGCTTCGTTAAACAACGGATCAGTGAGGAGGCGTTTAGCGTGTTCCTCTCTTAGTTCGTTCATATTTATCCTATAGCAATGGGTCTATTTTGTTGTGCTTCTAGTTGTAGTTCTGCCGCTTTAAGTTGAGCATCAACGGCAGAGTCAGCGGCTTCTTGCTGAAGTTTCTGCTGTTTCAACTGAAGGTCTGCGGCTTTGATCTGGAGTTCTTGCTGTTTAATTTGCATCTCCATTTGTTTTTCTTGTTGAGCCATGTCAGGCTTTTGTGGAGCCATTTCAGGGTCAGTTAAGAAATCGCCTACATTTTGGAAGCCCATGTTTTTGACAAGAGCCGCTCCCATGTTATACATATTCTTTTCTGTTACAATGTTTAAACCACCACGCATTGCATCTCCTGCAAACTGTAGCATAGTAGTCAAGTGCATTAACTGTTGATCACGGTTGCCATTACCAATTCCTACAGCAACTGTGCAATCCATTTTGTCTCGCCACATATCAGGGCGAACAGGAATCCATTTGTTTCTAAGTTTAACAACACGTTCACGATCCTGATTCTTAAGTACAAGTTCGTAAATGTTACGCATTAAATCTCTTACACCAGTCTCAGCAAAGCATCGGGCTATTAACTCTACTCTAGACTGAGCGGCTGTCATAGTAGCGTTTACTGCTGTAGCCGTTGTATGACTTGTTAAAGCGTTATCGTTAAGACCCTGACTGTATTTGTTTACACCACTTCGTGATTCTCTTTGGTCATCAAGATAACTAAGCATCTGGAATGAGGACGCTTCAAGTTGTGGTGTTGCTAACGGCATAATAGCGTTAGGTGATTTAACTCTTACTACACCACCCGGACGTTGAGACAAAAGGTCGTCAAGGTTAGCCTGACCTTCTAGAACTGCATACCTGCCAAAGTTCTGGTTGTACATATTGTCCATTAGGTTACGCATAAGTGTGGACTTAATTAATTGCAAATCCATAATAAGGTCTGCAATAGATAATCCAAAGAACTTATGAGGAATCTTTACTGGTGTAATACTTACAAATGGAATCTTATCAATAGCGTCATTGGCTAATACTTTACTGCCTACACTGCAAATCTTTCTTAACTCTGCAATGCCATCACCATCATAGTCCGTTTTAATAAATGATTCATGCAACCAATAAGTTTGCAAAGCCTCTTCATCGGCAGGTGCGCCCCAACCTCCAAAGTATTTAGCACTGTCATCAAACTGGTAACGGCTTAATCTTTCAGAAGAGAAAGCATCTATATCGTCATCTCCTCCACCCAGTTCTTCAGGATTTAAATCTTCATCAGGATACATTAGTCGTAACTCTGATAAAGTTTTTTGTACTCGATGACAAACAAACCTAGCGTCTTCTATAGACTTTGACTCTCTACTAATAAGAAACTCATCGGGTGGTACGTTCTCAATCTTTACTCTTCCTGAGTATTCTGTACGTTTAATAACAACGTCATGCTTTGCGCCGTACTCATCAACATACGGTGTATGCTCCATTACTTCTACTTCAGGAGACATCACCAATAAATTAAATTCTTGTTCGTCAAGACCGTTGTATTCTTCTCTATTCCAGTCTTCGTAATCATCCCACCATACTTTTACAATACCATTCTTTTGCAGTAAAGCATCAGTAAACCAAGTATATAAGATTTCCCAACCATTGTTATCTTTAGTAAATATATGATTAACATAGTCTGTTGCTTGAGCGGCGGCTTCTACATCTTCTGGGCCATGCGGCTCAAACGTAACCATTTCTTCACCAGATGCAAACACGCGCATAAGGGATGGTTTAATCCACTCAATAGTATCCATTACAGAAGAGTCAACGTACTGGCTTCTGCCTTCTACTTCGTTACCAAAAGGCAAAGCATAATAATAATCCATAGCAGTTTCTCTCTGCT